CCCGCCGCCTTCTCTGGCTGGAGCTCCTGCCATCCCAAGCAAACCCCTGGTTGGTGCGGATATTTCGTATGACGAATACCGCGCCCGTCGATTGAAAGGTGAACGATAATGACTAACACTCTGCTGACCATCAGCGACATCACCAACGAGGCGATGCTCGTTCTCGAAAACAACACGGTCGCTGCGCGGTATGTGAACCGCCAGTTTGACGACCGTTTCGCTCAGACTGGTGCGAAGATCGGCGACCAACTCAATGTGCGGCTCCCCGTGCGTTACACCGTCCGCACTGGCAACGTTGCCAGCATCCAGAATACCACGGAAACTTACCAGACCTTGACGCTTGACACTCAGGTTGGCGTGGATGTGGAATTCACGACCAAGGATCTGACGCTCTCTATTGATGAATTCAGCGACCGTATCCTGAAGCCGCAGATCGTCACTGTCAGCAACAAACTGGATTCTGACATCCTGGCGCTGTATAAGGGAGTCTGGAACACTACTGGCACCCCTGGAACCGCACTTACCGATCTCAGCAAAATGCTGACGGGCATGGCTCGGCTGGATGACAACGGGGCACCCCGCGACGATATGCGTTCGTTCATCATGGACCCCTGGAGTCAGGCGACCGCTCTGAATGGTTTGAAGGCCGTGTTCAACCCGCAGGCCAAAATCAGCGGTCAATACGACGCCGGTCAATTCGAGGGTGTGAACTATGGCGCAAAGCTGGCCATGGACCAGAACATTGCCCGCCACACCATCGGATCGTATACTGGCACCCCGCTCGTCAAGGGCGCGAGTCAGACCGGAGCGTCCATCGCTACTGATGGCTGGACCGCTGGCGCTGTCCTCGAGGTTGGCGACATCATTACATTCGGCGGCGTTTACGGGGTGAACCCTGTTAGCAAGTCCAGCACTGGCCAGTTGCAACAGTTCGTGGTCACTTCCAAGATGACCGCTGATGGTAGCGGTGAAGCCACGATTAGCATTAGCCCGTCCATCACCACCTCTGGTGTTGGCCAGAACGTGACCGCTGGCCCCGCCAACGATGCCACGATTACCGTTTTCGGCGCTTCCGCTACCGTGACCCCTGCGAACATGCTGTTCCACCGTGACGCTATCATCCTCGGCACCGCTGACCTGGAACTTCCTGGCGGCGTGGATATGGCTGCTCGGGTCAAGTCCAAGGTTTCCAACCTCAGTATCCGCATGGTTCGCGCATACGACATCATCAATGACCGCATCATCTGCCGACTGGACATGCTCTATGGTGTGCTGTTGGTCCGTCCCGAACTTGCCTGCCGTGTTCACGGTAAGGCTGGCGAATAGGAGATTAGAAAATGACTGCTCCCCACACCGTCACGACTACCAACGTCAACAATGCGAACGCTGGAGGCGATGGATTCCAGATGGGTGCTGCCGCTACCGACAAGATCGGTTTCTACGGCGCTACCCCCGTTGTGCAGCGTTCCGGCGCTGTGCAGGCCGCTCTTGCGACCACGGTTTCCACCACCACCACGCCCTACGGCTACACGACTCAGGCTCAGGCTGACGCTATTGTGACGTTGGTGAATGAAATCCGCGCCACTCTGGTTCAGAATGGCATGATCAAGGGTTCTGCGTGATAGAATAAGCCAGGAGGCCCTAATGCCCTACGTCTACCAACCCTATCCAGCGTTCCGGTATAGCCGGACTGCGATGATCATCGTAAAGGATGCGGATGAAGACGCGGCATTGGGGCCTGGTTGGTATGACTCACCGGCTAAAATACCGGTTTGCTGCGAAGAAGAACAAACAGAATTGAAGTCTGATTCTCCCGAACCGAAAAGGCGCGGGCGTCCTCGGAGGGTGTAATGCTTGCATCCATGACCGCACGCGAGATGATCCGCCGGTCGCTGTTGACGCTGGGCGCTATCGGCTTGGGGGAATCGGTTGAGGCTGGCCAGGCATCCGATGCGTTGATCAGCCTGAATGAGATGTTGGACACATGGAACCTGGAGCGGTTGACGGTCCCTTATCTTACCAGAGAGGAATACACATTCACCCCAGGCCAGCAGACGTATACCTATGGCTCGGGTGGCAATTTCAACGGCACGCGACCATACAAAATCGATATGGTGTCGGTGCTGGTAACGAGTAGCACGCCCAATATCGAATTGCCGGTTGAGATGCTGTCTGATGAAGAATGGCGCGATCAGAGGGTGAAAGACGTTTCTGGGACGTTCCCGACTCAGGTCCAGGTGGAATACGAATACCCGTTGATCAAACTGAATTTCTGGCCCATCCCGTCTGTTGCGAATAAGGCGGTCATCTATTCGTGGAATCAGTTGGCGAACATCGCCAGCCTGGACACGGTTCTAAGCCTTCCACCAGGATACCAAGAGGCGATTCGGTGGAACCTTGCAATGAAGCTGTGTCCATTTTACGGGAAACCGGCTACCCAGGAGATTGTGGCGGAATCCAGGGATACGAGGGCCAAACTCAAACGGTCCAACGTGAGCAATACCCTCATGAAATGCGATGGTGCGGTTCTTCGGAATGATGGTTACGGAACATTCAACTGGTTGACGGGGGAATAAATGCGGTTCCCTGGGTTCTGCGGTCCCTCAAATACTTTGCAGAGCGTCAACGCGGCGTGTGAGCGAACCGTCAACATGTTTCCCCAAGCCTATGACGTGGGCGGCAAAGAGGGGGAACGGTTCATGCTGGTTCCGACTCCTGGGCTAGAGCTTTTCCTTGATGCAGGGTCAAACAAATGCCGTGGGCTATACACGACATCCACGGGGGTTGTGTTTGCGGTGTTTGGTGGAGTGGTTTACCGTGTCAATAGCAATGGGTCAACGGTGGCTGTCGGCAGCATTGCGACTGGCGACGGGTTGCTTTCGTTTGCGGATAACGGAACAACTGCGGCATGTTGTGACGGGCTGAATGCCTACCATTGGCCGATCAACGGCACTGGCGTCACCGCATTCACGGTTGAGGCTAGCTCGATTGCGTTCATTGATGGATATTATATCTTGAGCAAGCCGCAGACTGGCCAATTCTATGTCAGCGACCTTTACGGCACAGGCATCGACGAATCAGACATCGCGACTGCTGAGGGCTCGCCTGACCCAACGGTTTCGATGGTGTCTAGCAGAAGGGAACTTTGGCAATTTGGAACCAAGTCGGTTGAAGTCTGGTATAACTCCGGCGATCCAGATTTCCCGTTTTCCAGAATCCAGGGCGCGTTCATCGACATTGGGTGCGCCGCGACATATTCAGTATGCAGGCTCAATAATACAGTCATTTGGCTGGCTCAGGACGACCGTGGCGGCGGGACCGTCATGATGGCGAACGGTTACAGCCCGCAGCCGGTCAACTCAACCGCGCTGTCCATCTACCTCAACAGCATTACAGAATCGCAACTATCAGCGGCAACGGCTTACACTTATGTCAACGATGGTCATGGGTTCTATTGCCTGACCGCAGGTGATCGGACTTGGGTATTCGATATGGCTACGGGTCTATGGCATGAGCGGCTGTATTTGAACGATGCAGGATTATTTGAACAACATTTGACAAATTGCCATGCGTATGCTTTCGGCAAGCACCTTTGTGGGAGCAGACTGGACGGGAAGATTTACGAACTGTCGAATACCACCTACACCGACAACGGGGCAGAAATCAAGCGGCTTCGACAGACACCCCACATGCAGCAGGGCATGAATCGTCTGTTTTTTAGTTCCTTTCAGTTGGACATGGAAACCGGGGTGGGGATTGACGGGACAGGACAGGGCACAGACCCTCGGGTAATGCTTCAGTATTCAAACGATGGCGGGCATTCATGGTCTGATGAGCGTTGGGTTTCGCCTGGCAAAATTGGTGAATACCTGACTCGGGCACGATGGACGCAACTAGGCAGCGGTAGAAGCCGTGTATGGAGGGTTGCGATCACCGATCCTGTTAAGTTTGTGCTGATGGGCGCTGAAGTCCAGGCTATGGCGGGGGTGGATTGATGCGCCAGCACCTCCCGTATGCACCTGTGAGAAACGAGTTGACATCTGGAGACAGCAGGGTAATCGCTGAGGTTTGGCAATACTGGCTTCAGCAGCTTTACCAGCGGGTGGGCGGGTCTACTTCCATGAGCGTTTCCGATCTGGAAGTGATTGTGGGTGGCTTGTCTGCTGACATTTCTAGATCGGCGGCATCGACGCAAAGGCTCTTGGATTCAGCATACGCGGCGGCGGATACATCCACGGTGACATCGCAGATCAAGAGGTTGTTCGCTGAGGTTGAATCCCTGAGTAGATCCGTCAACCGGCTCATGCCTGCGGTGAAGCCTGACACCACCATCCTGGCCTACAACCAACCGAGGACAGCGCTGGATACAACGGCATTGCATAAAGCAGGCGCGGAGACGGTGCGAGGCGTCAAGTCCTTTAGCGTCCCTGTTTATTTCACTGATACCACGGCGTCTTCAGCTGACAGGCTATGGGCTGTTACGTCCAATGAGGGTGATGCTGGGTATTTGGGGTTCTGGCCGTCTGTAGACGCTACCACCAACCCAGACATTACCACTGTCCCCCCATTCCAGATCGGCGAAAACGATATCAAACTTGATACAGGCGTAAATATCAAGGTTGCAGAAACCAAGATTGGAACAGCTACAACACAGAAGATATCGCTATGGAATGCGGCACCAATAGTCCGTCCAACAGCTTTGACGACGGGGCTAGAAGATGTTGCGGTCACATCAACCGACACCAGCCCTTGGGGATATTCAAGCCAGTCCGAGGCTGACTCTATCGGGACACTGTTAAACAACCTCAATAAACGAATGGATGAGTTAGAAACAAGGCTAGAGAATTTTGGGTTCTTACCTGCCCCGTGAGGTGAAAAATGATTGTAGACAAGCCATTGATGGATCCTGCCCAGGTAGCGGCTTCAGCCACAACCTATTACACCGTCCCTACTGGCGTTAGGACCAAGATCACTAAACTCGTGTTCTGCAACCCGTCATCGGTTGTGGCATATACCGTTTCAGTTTGGGCGGTGCCATCGGGTGGGTCAGCCGGTGACAGCACCGCAATCGTGGTCAACAAAACGCTTCAGGCGCTAGAAACGTATGAATCCTACGAGGTGGAGGGGCTGACCCTAGAACCTGGGGCAACGCTCCGAGCGGCTGCATCGTCTGCATCCGCAATCACAATGCATATGTCAGGGTTGGAGATGTCGTGATCGTTCGTCGCGCCGAACCTCGGGATTTGCCCGACTTTGACCGCATGGGGCGGGCTTTCGTGGCGTATACGCCGATGGGCGATTATGTGGAGTATGACCATGAGGGTTTCACGGCGTTCATCACGGCGGGTTCCCGGCGCGATGACATGGTTTTCCTGGTGGCAGAGCATGACGGTTCGGTTATCGGGTGCGCAGCTGCGGTCGCATTCCCGTTTTTCTGCGCCCCTGGGCATGTTGTCGCTCAGGAGATGTTCTGGTGGGTTGATCCCGAGAAACGAGGCGGAATGGCTGCGATCCGACTACTTCACGCATTAGAGGATTGGGCGCGTGAGGTAGGGGCCAATTCGGTGAACATGATCCACCTTCATAACGAATCGCAAGACAGAATAAAAAAAATGTTTACACGTTGTAATTACTCCCCCCTGGAATATACTTACACCAAGAGGTTGTGATATGGCCCTCGGAACCGGAGCAGGACTAGCAATCGCGGGCGCGTCCAGTTTGTTGGGCGGCTTGCTTGGCAGCAAAGCATCAAAAGACGCCGCCAGCGCTCAAACACAGGCCGCGCAATCTGCGAATGACCTTCAATGGAAGATGTTCCAGGAGCAAATGAACGCTCAAGCCCCATATCGAGAGGCTGGAACGTTTGCGCTTGGTCAGTTACGGGATTTGCTTGGACCTGGCGGGGGACTGACTGGCTCGTTCCAACCTGGAGATATTTCTAATGATCCTGGATACCAGTTCCGGCTGGCACAGGGGCAGAAGGCCCTTGAGCGGTCTGCCGCTGCTCGTGGTGGGTTGCTCTCTGGTGGGACTGCGAAGGCTTTGGACCGTTACAGCCAGGGATTGGCATCGGATGAATACATGAACGCATACAACCGCTGGCGGGCCAACCAGGGCGATGTATTTAACCGGTTCGCGTCATTGGCTGGCGTGGGCCAAACGTCCGTTGGGCAGTTGGGACAGGCAGGGCAGAACTACGCAAACATGATGGGCCAAAACATCATGGGTGCAGGCAACGCTCGAGCCGCAGGCATCGTGGGTGGGGCCAATGCCTGGGGTAGCGCTCTGGGCCAGGGATCGAATCTGCTGGGCCAGTGGGGAATGATGCAGGGCGGGTTTACCCCGTTTGGCCGGTCCTCAAACGCTAACACGCTGGCCGACCTGCTTCCGGTCGGTTCCTATGGCATGTCCTCGTGAGGTGATACATGGCAATTGATCCCAGCATCGCGTTACAGGTGCGTCCGGTCCAGTTGCCGGATTTCATGGCCATGCGAGCCAACGCCGAGAATCTGCGTTCGCAGCAGATGGGACGCGAGATGCAGCAGATGCAGCTTGCGGACCTATTGCGGACTCGGCAGCGGCAAGATGACACACGTCAGGCGTTCACGCGGAACTATTCCGCAGAAACAGGGTTGAATCAGAAGGGGCTTTTGGCCGACCTGATGAGGGTTGATCCCCAGGCGGGCATGGCGTTTGATGCCCAGATCCGGGCGCAGCAGGCCGAAGCCAAGAAGCAACAGCTGGAGGAACGGAAAACGTTGTTGGCGATGGACAAGGACAAGCTGGGGATGATGCTTGACCAAAACAAGATGATTGCCAACGTAGCACAGGGAATCCAGGCATCCTCGAACCCCGAAGTTGCATACCGCCAAGCCCGCCAAATGCTGATCGGTCAAAACCCCGAGATGGCCCAGTCAATTCCAGAAGCCTATGACCCGGCGTTCGTGCAGATGGCCGGCGCAAGGGGCATCGAAGCCAAGGACCAGATCGAATCCATCCTGAAAGAAAAGACCTTCGCGGAGACGAAACGGGCTAACCTTGCTGCGGAAGGGTTCAAGCGGCAGGAAGTTGGAATCGCTGGCGCTCGGCTCGGACTGGAAAAGGAACGGCTCGGGGTGGAGAAGGCCAAGACCGCTATGGAAGTGGCCAAAACCCGCCAAGAGTTGGGAGAAAAGGCGCTCCAGAAGGAAGGGACCGCCGCCAGTATCCAGACCACCATCGACAGCGCAAAACGTCTCCTGGACCATCCTGGGTTGTCTGGCACGGTCGGTTTCAGCACTGGTATGAGGTTCCTACCTGGCACCAAAGAGGCTGACTTTAACGCGGAACTCGAGACGTTCCGGTCCCAGACGTTCCTTCCCATGGTTCAGGCACTCAAAGGTATGGGTGCGCTCTCCGAGAACGAAGGTAAAAAGCTAACAGATGCCGTGGGAGCACTCGACCGCAACATGAGCGAGAAGTCATTTAAAGCCTCACTCAAGCGGGTAATGGGGGAACTCCAGGACAGAATGAAACGCACACAAGGTGTATCGGTCCCGGTTGAGCCGGAACGATCCGCACCTATGGCACAACCCAAGGCGCAACCCACTAACGCCCCATTGACCACTGGCGCGAGGTTGTTCTAATGGCCGATGCACCGAAAGAACTAGAGGTTGTGCCTCAGACGCTTGTGAACGGGAAACAGACCGTCAAGCGTGCCGATGGTGCGGTTTGGATGGATGCAGACAAGGGGTTCGATGGCTCCCCTGGATGGTATACCCAAGAGGGGCAGCGGGCTCCAGACGCAACCCCGTTACGTTGGCAAACACTGGTAAACGGTCAAACCACCGTCAAGCGCGAAGATGGCGCGGTCTGGATGGATGAAAGCAAGGGTTTCCAGGGCGCGAGCGGTTGGTATACCAAGGAAGGGCAGAAGGCCCCTGACAAGGTTCTGTCAAAAGGGACGTTGGCTGAAAACATCGCGTTCAACCCCGTGACTATGGGCATTACGGATCTGCCCGTAAAGTTGGCTCAGGTGATTTCTCGGTTCAATCCTGCATCTGGCATGGTCCCGGCATACATGAACCAGCCTGCACAAGCGATTGATCGGTTTGTCCAAGAACGGCAAAAGGCGTTTGAGCGGTTGCCGATGAACCAAAGCGCCATGGCATCGGTCAATCGGGCCATGGCGAACCCTGCGAATTACATCCCTGCGATTGGTCCGGTGACCGGTGGTGCGATTAGCGCGATGGCTGAGCCGGTTACGTCTGGTGAACTAGCAGAGGAAACGCTGAAACAGGGTGCTATCGGTGGCGCAACATCCGGAATCGTGAGCGGTCTATTGAATGCCGGTGTAAAGGGCATCACGAAAGCGTATAACGCATCCAAGGGGAATTTTGCGCCAGCGGTATCGGAGTTTATGCGCAATGCGGAATCCCTAGGCATAACCGAATACACCGCAGACCAAGCGTTAAAGAGCAAGGGGCCAACATCGCAGGTTGCGAACATGCTCAGAGACATTCCACTTTTGGGCGATCGTGGGAAGCTACGCAAAGGGCTTGAACAATTGGCTACCAAGGCGCAATCTGTTGATGCAAAGCTCGCGCAAGAGGCCGCTAATTTGGGCTACGCAAACGCCGACGACTTGGCGACTGCTGCTGCGAGTGGCGATAGGAACGCTGCGCGACTGGTCAACCGCATGACCAATTCCTCTGATGACATGAACCGTGTGATTCAGACCAGCCTGGACACAGAATTAGCGGCACGCAAGGCTTCGGTCGGCAAACTCTATGACCAGATCCGCAGTTCCATGGCTACAACCGGTGATGCTGACGTGTCATTCAGCAGGCAATACATCCAAGATATTCTGGATCGGGAAGCATCTAGCCTCGCCCCAAACCAGAACATTGTTAGTGAGTTGAAATCGTTGGCATCGCGGATGGATGATGCGAATGTTCCTAAGTCCTGGTCTAATCTTCGCAAGGCTGATTCGGATCTTGGAGCCAAAGCTAAGGGATTTGCTGGGAACGATGATGCAGCCGCCTCAGTTCTGGGCGATGTCAGAGAGGTTATCCGCCATGATATGAACCAGCATGTCATAGCCAGCGGGAAACGCCCCGCCATTGACGCGCTAAACCAGGCCAATAAGGAATACGCAGAAAAGATTGTTCCATTCAAGGACAAATCCATCCGTGGGCTAATAGAATCGACAGAACCAGACGCCACCGTTCGCAGGATGCTGAATACTCCTGGGTTTTCCGACAGGGCACAGAAGGTCTATAATATGCTAGACCCCAAAGGGCAGGCAGCTTTCAGATATACGCTGTTCCATGACGCCCTAGAGAAGGCTTCATCCGGCGACAAATTTAGCCCTGCGAAACTTGCCACAGAACTAGAAAAACATATGAGCGAAATCGGGGTGACGTTCAAGGGTAAGGACTTAGCAGAGATAAAGGGATTGGCCAACGTAATGCGCCAAATGGAGAACACTACGTTAGCCGATGCCCAGGTCCAGAACGGGAAGCAGGCTGTCAAGTGGCTTGTGCCTGCGGTTGCCGGTGGTGCTGCGGTGAAAGGTGGCGCTGCGGCTGCTGCTCCCATCGTTGGATTCGGCATGTTGGCTAAATGGCTAACGCAAGGATCGGGCAAAAAATACCTATTGGCTGCATCCACGCTTCCACCAGGATCGCCGCAACTTGACAAACTGGTAAAAGTAATTGCGTCGAAAGCCCCAAGAATCCCTGGACAGATGGCAGGAAATGCACAAACTGATAACGAGGTTACGCCATGACTGCAACCCTCCTGACGGCTGTTAAGTTCCGCGAGTTTGACGCAAATGGCGACCCTCTGGCTGGAGGAAAGGTCTACACCTACGCTGCCGGGACCACCACCCCGCTAGCTACCTATACCGATGCTGGCGGGGGCACGCCAAACACGAACCCTGTCATCCTGGATGCAAATGGCGAAGCCTCTGTCTGGATCAACGCAGGCTCGGAATACAAATTTGTAGTCAAATCTTCTGCCGATGTGACGCTGAAGACTGTTGACAACATCTCAGACCAGGGGGCTCTAATCGCTGCCAGGCTGGCAGACAGCAGCAATGCGGCCTACGGTGATGCGCTCGTGGCGGTTAAATCCGTTCTGACCGGGGGGACGGCCAGAACCCAGCACGCCAAGAACGCAGATATAGTGAGCATCAAGGACTTTGGGGCGGTGATGGACGGCGTCACCGATGACACCACGGCGATCCAAGCTGCATTCGATAGCGGTGCTTCAATGGTATACATCCCCAACGGCACCGCGATAGCCAGCACGCTAACCATCACTGCAACTATCGCGGTTTTTGGGGCTGGGACGATAAAGCAGAAGGGCTCTACATCTGGTAATCTGGTTGCCATCTCCGGCGCAAACGTTAGCGCTACGTTCGACGGTGTAACATTCGATTGCAATAACGGGTCGCAATCCTCAAATTCAACCAACAAAACTCTGCTTTATACCGCATATGGGACTGTAAACACTCCAGCCGTTTTGAAGATCAACTGTTGCACGTTCCAGGGTGGGTGTTTGGCGGATGTGACGGTTGAAGCACCTGACGATGGCAAATATACCGCTTGCGTCATCACTTCATCGACATTTACCGGTGGGAATGATGGAGTTGAAACTACATACGCGCCTAGGTTCGTCGACTCCAAGGGCAACGCTCTGACAATCGTTGATTCGTGCCATTTTGTTTATGACCAAAGCGTTACCACAGGGAAAGCTGGGGTGGTTGTTTACAAGAACGTCGAGACGCCTACCTATTACGGCAGGATCGTCATCAGCAATAATTTCTTCCAGAATGTCGGGCGTGACACAGCAGACGCTCTTGGGCCTGTTGACCTGTATTCATACGCAACGGACAGCATCATTATAGGCAACACGTTCAAAGACATCCATGGGCGCGGGCTGGCCCTCAAGAGCGACACTAGGCGTTGTATCGTAGCCAACAACGCATTCTACAACATGATTACGAGCGCATCGGCTTGCATCGTCGTCAACGCCAGCACTACAACCACTGTAAACGGCAAAGTCATCATATCCGGTAACATACTTGACACAAGTGGCGGTTATGGCATTTACATAAACGGGTTCAACAGCGCTACTACCGGCACAACAAACGATTACTTAATATCTGATAATTTCGTTTCAAATTGCACTCTTGACGCAATCGTGCTGAACGCAATCGGAAGGGCCACGCTCAACAACAACACATGCATCGGTTTCAGGTCCGGTCTTCGGTTCACCTATTGCACAGGCCCAATAGTTGTGAATGGAGGTATGTTCAACGGTGGTTCCGGTAGCACCATCGCGGCAAACGACGATGACAACAACCCAAATTGCGACTTCACTTTTAACAATGTTAATATAGAAAACAATGCATCCAACAGAGCGTTCTCAATGTCTGGGCGCGATATAACATATGCTGGTTGCGACATCAAGGGCTGCGCTGCTGGGTTCTACAACAAAACCGTTACTGGGACTGTCACAATGTTGGCAAATTCAGTCCGTGATGCGTCAACCAACGCATTCATTGACGGGGGTGACGTCGCGCAATATGTTGTTAGGGGCAACTACTTCGAGGGGTTCGCACCCAAGCAGTTAACCATCGCATCTGGGGCCATCAGCGTTTATGACAATTACCACACAGTAGCTACCGAGGGAGGTGGTCTCACCGATGACCTCGACACCATAAATGGCGGTTATCCAGGAATGGTCGTTACCCTTTCTGACGCCACAGACGCTGGTGATGTCACAATCAAAGACGGCACCGGTAACCTTCAACTTGCTGGGGATTTTGCAATCACCACGGCAAGCGCTACGATCACTTTGGTCTATAACGGAACATACTGGCGAGAAATCGCTCGATCTGGGAACGGGTGAGACATGGAACAGGTTCCTGGATGGGCTTGGGCGGTAGCTGGGGTGTTGGTGATGCTGCTGCTTTCAGCATTGGCATGGTTCGTGGCTCGTGAAATCCAGTCTAAAGACAAGATAGAAACCAAGCTAGTAGATATGGAAAAGCGCTGGCAAGATGCTATTGACCGGCAATCAGCGCACTTTGCCAACTCCATAGATATGTTGAGCCGATCTGTTGGTGAATTATCCAAGACCATCGGCGAGTTCAAGGTTTGGACCTTGGAAAAGTATGCCGAGAAAGACGACTTGGAGCAGATCGAGCGCGTCTGCCGTGATCGCTACGAGTCCCACCAGCGCGAAATGAAGCGCTGCCAGGACACATGCCCCATGCGGATCGTCAATGGCTAATTTCGAGACTGCGTATGCGTTCATGGCTCCGCACGAATGGAACCAGAGCCGGAATTACACCGACATCCCAGGCGACCCAGGCGGGGCAACCAAATACGGCATCACGCTGGCAACGCTGCGGGGCGAAGGCTCATGGGCTGACATGGACCGTGATGGTGACGTTGACGCCGATGACGTTCGGCTGTTGACCGAGGACCACGCAAAAACGATCTACCACCAGAAATACTGGCAGTTTGACGGCCTCAAGGATTCGAGGGTCGCAGCCAAGATTTTCGATGCCTGCGTGAATGTTGGCCCTCGCCGAGCCATCAAATGGGCGCAGGAATGCTGTGTTGAACTGGGGACCTTCTGCACCATCGACGGGGTATTTGGCCCGCAGACCGAATCGGCGATCAACTTCAACAGCATCTACGCCGACCGGTTCATCCTGCTCATGGGTAAGAAGATGGCGGCGCATTACAATGCGTGGTGCGATGCGAAGCCGGAGCGTGAAAAGTTCAGGAAAGGGCTCTTGAATCGTGCGATGGACATTCCCTAAACCGTGGTTGATGTTCAAGGCTGGCAGTGGCTGGAGTGCTGCCAGGGTTTGCATGTTCATTCTGGTCTGCGGGTTCGTGCTGACGATCTACCGCAAGCCAGGCCAAACAACCGCCGCAGAAGCCGCCGTGTGGGGCGCTCTTGGGACTGTCCTGGCAGGCGTCTGGTGGCAGTCTAAACGTGGAGGCCAGCATGCCCCAAAGGATGGGCCGTGAGAATCGCCCTAATCGCAAGCCTCGCAAGTCTGATCGCAGGAATGGCGATTGGCTGGACGATTGCGAAACCCAAGACGGTCATGGTGCTGGAGGAATACGCCCCGCCATTGCGTCAGGCCGACGGGAGCCTGATTCTGGAGCGCAAGCCGGGGACGCCCCAGCCAAGACAGACCTTGCCGAGCGGATGGCGCGCGGAACGAACCGTGTCCCTCGAAATCAGGGTGGACCAACAGCCTGTTACGTCCCTTACTTCATCCCAGCTGCTGACCTTGGATC